TGGTTTTGGCACGGTTTGCGCGATTGAAGCGACTCTTGCGGCGCAAAGTAATAGGGTTCCGAATTTGGTGCAGGAACAAATATACGGGGGTTCTCGAGTCGAGATTGGTAAAGGCCGCATCAAAAATGGCGATGGATCTGTCGGGGCGTGGGCGGCAGAATGCGCGCGACAATATGGAGTAATCAATCGCGGGATTCATGGTAAATATGATCTAAGCGATTATTCTGTCAAGCTTTGCAAGGAATGGGGTAACACCGGCATACCTGATGATCTTGAGCCAAAATGCCGGGAACATCTTGTCGGCGCAATTACGTTAGTTCGAGACTGGGCGTCAGCGCGCAAGGCATTGGCCAGCGGTTATGGTATTGCAATATGCAGTAATCGAGGCTTTAAATCGGCGCGCGACAAGGACGGTTTTGCGGCCGCTAGTGGCGTGTGGAACCATTGCATGGCATTGATCGGTTATCAAACAAAAAGGCCTGGCGGGTTCATCATGAATTCGTGGGGGCCAGATTATAATAGCGGTCCTGTTGGCGCTGGCGATCCACCTAGCGGCGGCTTTTGGGCTGACGATTCAACGATTGATTACATGCTCAGGCAAGGCGACTCCTGGGCGTTTTCCAATGTTTCCGGTTTTCCTTTACGACTCGACTGGAGAATTTAATATGTTGATTCCTTATCCGTCCGAGTTTCCGCGAGAAGCGTTGACGATTGTTCTGGACCTTGTGCGGGGCCAGCCGCTTGACGTACCCGCTAGCGCTCATGCGTGCTGGTGCGTTGCTGGCTATGCGCTTAGTCAGACGTTGGGCGGCGGGCCGGTTGTGTCCGGTACGACTAGCGTTTTGGATGACGCCAGCGTAATCGAAATGGCGATTAATTCGGTCGAGCCTAGTCAGGTTGCGCAAGGCCTGTTTCCATGGGGGCTTGTGTTGTCGATCGTCTTGAAATTGCTTGTTAACAAATTTGGATCATAACGTGATCAATTGGGGCGCGTTTTTTTTATCATCGTCGACTCCACGGTCTCCACATTGGGAGGCCGTGCGACGCAGATTTGTTGCTGGCAAAAAATGTGCTGGTTGCGAATCAACGGTATCGCTCGAGGCTCACCATATTGTCCCGTTCGACGTGGATCCATCGAAAGAGCTTGAACCAAATAACTTAATCTGCCTATGTCGGGAATGTCATTTCCAACTAGGCCATTTGCGTAACTGGAGCGCATTCAATCCATCGGTAATTGATGATTCTGCGGTATATTTGCAGCGTTTTCTTGAGTCGAGATTGCGACTCAAGAGAAAAACTTGAAACTGTAAACCGCTACCAATTCACGACTTAGAACAATTTTAAAAAAATTGGCAAAATACCTCTTGCGTATTTGGGCGAAGTCGTGCATATTACTTTTGTCGCAACGACGCGACACGATGATAAGAAACGACAAGGGGACACGACAATGAGCCGCACAATCACACTGATGGAAGTTAACGAATACCGCGCACTGGTCAACCGATATTGGGAATCAATGGCGGGACAGGACGACAAAACAATCAAGGCGCGCGTACACAAGGCCGAAGTTGCAACGTTTGAATCTACTGGTCATCCACTAATGGGACGCCGCCACAACACGGCGGCTAATCGGTTGCTCTGGGCTCATTGTAGCGCAATTGTTGACGCTGCCGAACAACGCGGCGTTCGATCCTAACCCACTTAGCCTGACACGACTTTACAAGGAGTGTGACATGAATCAGTTTAAAAGCGGAACGTTGCGGTTGTACTCAAAGTCCCATGACCCAAAATTGAAGGCATGGTTTGCAAATGCAACCGCTGCCAAATTAGCATTTGTTGACGAAGCTTATCTTGTTTGCGAACAAAATTATGAGGCCGGCGGCGATAGGGTTGCTGAATGTTATTATCCGGCTGATGTTGAGGAGCGTTTCAAAACCATTCAAGATGTTCAAGATTTTTGCGGATTGGTTGTTGATCAGGCTGCCAATTGTCGGCTTGAAGATTAACCCACTGATGAGCCCCGGGGCGCCGGGGCGAAACCCTACGGGGTCTGGGACGCAATTACCCGATGATACGATAGGAGATGATGGCCATGGCACAGATTATTAACGAGATTGCTCATATTCTTGAAACCCACGGTAAGGATTTTGACGGCGGCGATGCAATGCATTATGCCGAAGATTGGAACGCGTATGGTTTTTCTGCCAACAATGTCAGCGCATGGTGCGCTGTTGGTGTTTGGGATGCTGGTTCCGCTAGCGATTGGACCATTGCCGGACTTACGCCGGAAAACGTCGTAGCGGCCGCAACATTGCTTTTGACCAATCACGACTCGGCAAATTATGCTGGCCATTGTCCAATCTACTCAACCTGCAATGGAGATACCGATACCAGCGTTATTGTTGACGCGCACCGACTTATAGTCGGCTAACCCGATCACGGATGGCGGGGTCGTCCTAATGCAAGGCGTGTTGTAGGCAAAGAGAACCACTACGGCACGTCAGCGGCGGGGAATGTGGACATCGAATTCTTTGTGCGGTCCCGCCATCCGCGTTTTTCTTTGACCGTCTCCACCACTGCACTCCAATCGAGTGCAGGACTGGAGCCGATCACAATGACCGGCTCAACGACGATAGGAGAACGATATGCCGATACCCGTTACTCTGGCTGACTTGCGCGCCGACGCGCAAATGCAGATTCAGCAGAAACTAGCCGAGGTTTCGCAATCCGCGCGTAGCCTGGCTGATCTGACAAGAGGTCAATACCTCGAATCCGATGGCGCGCTAATGTATGCGCTCAACACAATTCAGAGAGAACTATCGGACGCAGTTGCGGCCGCACGGATTTTAGCTTTTCTGCGGTATTGCCGGGAGGAATCCAACAATGATAATCAGGACCAATAAACGCGAATGGAACACGGTATCCAGCGCACTGGCAAAGATTGACATATCGCACGGCCAAGAGCCGAAAAGTTTTTCCGGTCGATCAATCCACCACGTCCAAATAAAAATGCATAACGGTTATGCGCAACAGCGCATCATGCAAGTAAATGAAGACTGTTGTTATTTTTCCGATCCGGTTGAGATCGATATCGAAATGTTTGAATCGATGTTTGATTTAATTCGATGCGTTAAGAGAAGGAGTTCGGATAATGCAGAATAATCCAGCCACAGAGTTTCGACCGACTGATCTTGATCATGAGATCCGCGCCGACGATTGCCGACAAACGCGCAAATTGATCAGCGCACAAAAAGACCTGCAAGACGCGTTGACGGCATACATTGACGCCGAAACCAAACAGCAATACGTATGGATGCGGGAAAGGTCCACGATGAGAAATCCTCATCCGGATTGCCGGTCAAAATGTCCGCTTAAAAATCAACTGCGTCGTGATACTACTGATTGCTTGTCTTGCGTTGGTTGTCGCAATCGAGCCAGCAATTTTCGCAACGCCCGGTGCCAAGACTTTGATGAGGCGTTGCGGGTTGTGGCGGAAATGCGGGCAATGATCGACCTCGACGGCGAAGCGTTGCGAATTTGGATTGCATTAAATGGCGGGAATGCGCCGAAAACAAAACCAGCGGATCACGACATTAGACTGGATCCGCCTGTTCCTACATTCATGGAGTGATCGTCTCATGATCCGTATAATTATTGTTGGGGCATGTTTACTGACTGGATGCCAGGCTACGCGGGTAGCCGTCACAATCGCGGCTCCAATGAGCCGATTAACCGATGGTCAGATTCATTTGACCGTCACACGATGAGAGGACATGACATGACGACGGACATACCATTCCGTCCGGGCTTGCGAGTTCATCGCCGAATCGGTGAATCGTTTGTGATTTTTGTGAAAGGCAAAGAGGATTACGTTACCACGTTAACCTTAAAATTCGCATCAGGCGGAAAGGCCGTGCTTGAGATTAATGAGGGTAATGGGCCTGAGCTCGAGCATATGCGGATACATGAGGAGATCGTTTTTGGCGATGGCGAAGACGAGTGCGTGATCGTCCTAGATAGTGCCGCTGGATCTCACGCCAGCTTTCGCGCGCTGGCTGGACCAGCGGTTAGGATTCGGCGCAACGAGGAAACGAGATGATGATACCAGGCATAACGAAAGGGAAAGCGGGCAAGCCGCCGCGCGTGCTGATATATGGCACGGAAGGCATTGGCAAAAGCACGTTTGCCGCCGGTTGTCCAGAACCAATATTCATCCCTACGGAGGATGGTATTGGTGAAATTGATTGTGCGCAGTTTCCGCTAGCAACGTCATACGATGATGTTGGTAAAGCACTGAAGCAATTATCTACATTAGATCACGACTACGAAACAGTTGTGATTGATTCGCTCGACTGGCTGGAACGGCTGATTTTCGACAAGGTCTGTTCTGAAAACAATGTCGATAACATCGAAAAAGCTGGCGGCGGATATGGTAAAGGTTATATGCTCGCTGTTACGAAATGGCGGGAGTTGTTAACAAGTCTCGACGTATTGCGCAACGATCGCAATATGGTGGTAATTTTGCTAGCGCATGCGAAGGTCGAGCGGTTTGAAGATCCGGAGTCAACACCGTACGATAGGTACGCTCCACGGCTCCACAAACACGCTGCTGGACTTGTGTGCGAGTGGACCGATGCGGTACTGTTTGCGACTCGACGTATGCGCGTTGAAGTCGATAACGGGGCCGGTTTTGGGCGCACCAGGGCGATCGCTCGCTCAATTGGTGCGGATGGCGGGGCACGCATTCTCCGAACTGTCGGAGGGCCAGCATGTCTAGCCAAAAATAGGTATGGGGTAACGGCAGATTTGCCGCTATCGTGGAATGATTTTTGTAACGCAATTACGAAAGGATAAGTTATGAATCTTTCAGGTTTCAACGCACGCGATATCGAGCCAGCCAAGGGAACCAGCGACGTAATCCCTACCGGGAAATACGACGTTGTGATCTCAAAAACAGAGACCAAACCGACGAAGTCTGGCAATGGTGAATATCTGCAATTGGAATTCACGATCATTCAGGGGCCGCACGCCGATCGAAAGGTCTGGAGTCGATTGAACCTCGACAACCCTAACCCGATTGCGGTATCGATCGCTAAGGCTGAACTAAGCGCAATCTGTCGCGCGGTAGGCGTGTTGACGCCATCGGATTCTAGTGAGTTGCAGGATATTCC